AATTTTTTCATGTCAACATCGGTAACGTTTAGGGCGTTTCTAAATCGCATCAAATTCTGCGTGCTTACTTTAGCAAAACCTCCACCCATTGTGTATAAAGTGTCAGAGAGGTCTTCTATTATTTTACCTGTTATCTCTAGGGCTTGGGCGGCGCCTTCGATGCCTGGCTTAAGAAATCTAAATGAATTAGTAGTATTTTCTATAGAGCGGCCCATTGCGTCGGCTTTAACCTGGGCTTGTTCAGCAGAGTTTACGAAGCGCCCGGCGGTTGTCTTTTCGTCGATCATTCCGGCGGCGTCACGGAACCCGCCTAATAGTCCTGCGAAGGCATCTTCTTGTTTGCGCTGGAGAGGAACTACAACCTGGTCGTATGTGCTTAGAAATATATCTGAAGCGTTTTCACCGCTTTTCTTCAAGTTAACGCCGGCGGCTTTAAGCATCTGGGTGAAGCCGGCACCTGCAACCTTTCCGAGGGCTGCATCTACCGTTGTCAACCCAACCGCGAACGCGCCAAGAGCGCCTGTGCCCACCGCTATTTGGCCGGCGGACTCCATGATACTGTTTGACATGTTTTTGGCGCCTGAGGAAACACCTTTTTGAGCCTTAGAAGCCTCTTTTAAACCTTCTTCTAGATTTTTAGTTTTGCGTGCCAGCACCTCCATTTGGTTGCCGGCATTTGCATATCCGCTCAAGTCCTGATTGTTCAGGGCATCAAAAACTCGCTGGAGCTCTTTTAAATGCTCTACAGACTGGACGGTCGGCCCTGTAGCAAGTGCCTCTAACTGTTCTAATAGTCTATCAAGATTTTCAGCCATCTGCTAGTTCGCTCTCTATGGGGAATTGATACATATTGGCTCGTATCAGCAATTATTAAATATGCACTTACGTAAATCTTCTAATCCTAGAAGGTCCCTCCCCCCTAGATTTACCCGTAAGTGCTCTTGTCATTGCGTCGTTTTGATGGGATGCACGTGTCTGGCCTTGATCCCCATCGTCTGCAGATTTCTTAAATTCCTTGTTTATCCTCTCGATAAACCATTTTCTGTAGGTGATTGGAAGTTTATACGCTTCTGTATATGTGAACCCGCCGTAATACATCAGAAGAAAAGATTCTTCTAGATAGATTTCTTTATCCTCAGGAGTCAGGCCAAAAAAAGGTAGGCCCCATAGGCAGGCCGATCTCCTCTTCGTGCGCGCAACTGACGCATTCAAATGGAGCTTCCATCATAACTGTGGGCTCGTGGGCATCGATATAACGACGAAGGGAAAGGGAATCCCTTGCAGGCATATTGCGAATGAACTGGTTTATCTTTCCGCCGGAGGTTTCTCCGTCTATAGAAACGATACATCTTTGTAGACGGTCGGTGACTAAGCTCTCAGCAACAAGACCTTGTTTTCTTTTTCTTTCTGCTAAAAGAGCTTGCTCTTCCTCGTCTTCACCAGTTATAAATTTAAAATGAACTGTCTTTCCAGACACAGGAAGCTTGAACTGGAAGAGATTTGTTCCTGCCTCTACGGGCTCTATATCAAGAGTTCTGATTGGGAGATCCGCAAGATTATATTCTGGAGATTGATTTGTTTCGCATGCTGGACAGTCAAGAGAAACCTCATAATTTGCGCCATATCCAGTAATTCTTAGAGCAATCATAACTGCAGCACGATCCCCTGAGAGCATTGCCCTGGTGTCGATTGTCTTGTCCATCATGCAAGAAGAAAGCAAGTGTGAAATAACTGTCCCTTTTTTAATCAGCGCACGTGACGTAAGGATATCTTCCTCTCTTGCTGTCATTGACCTAATTGAGACCGATGTTTTTCCGTGAAGAGGATGTCCCTGTGGGTAAACTAGCCCCTGCGATGGGAGGGGAACTTCTTCTACAGGAATTTGAAATCCAAGGTCCTGCTCAAGACGTTCAATTGGAGGTTGCATCATTTGTTCATGCATACCTGCAGTAGTAAAGATATCATTGTTTCTAGACATGCTTGTGTCCTTTCAATTATGATTATATTTTATGACAAAGAGAGCGATGCGTTAAACTATAATGGCTTCTGTTTAAAATTTTAAACAGAAGGGTATACTGTCAAGCACAAGCTTGACTAAGAGACTTATTTGTCGATTTAAAAATCTAGTAAAGGCTCAATATTGCAAGACAGCGTTGTCAAAGCGGAGAGTGAGTGCGATATCTGAGGGCGCTTCTGTGTCATACGACAAATCAGTGCCAAAGTTTGCGTTCTGGATAAACGCGCCCTTAATATCCCAAAGCTCTACCACAGTTCCGACAGGATCAAGCATCTTGATCTGGCAGTCACGCTTGTAAAAATCAGCATAACCAGCACGACCTGACACAGATTCAAAGTGGGTTCGAATCCACTCCATTACCTGCTGCGCACCTGACGGCGCAATTGGATCGTATAAAGTAACGTTTAGCTGTTGGAACTCATAACGCCCTGTAACATAACGTGTGTGGTTAATGAACGGAATCTTCTGTTCACCTGTCTGCATCTGCGGACGTGCAGCTGTCTTCATTAAAAATGCGTCGATTCCCTCAATAGCGAAAACCCATCGAAACTTGCGCTTCGGCTCAAATTTGTTTGGAAGCATCTCTGCAACTGATAGTGTCTCTGCCATTACAAGCTCCTAACATGTCTCTGATTATAAATATATGCTACGGGCAAAAATATTCTCATGAGGTTCAAATTCCTTCTACACCAGAGTTTGTGACGACAAAGTCAAGAGAAATGAACTCAGCGGTTCGGGTCGGTTGGAGGAAAATCTTTCCTCTAATCGTATTGTTTTCAATGTCTGCCTGTGTGGTCGTAGAAGAGTCGATAAGGACCTTAAAGCGATCGATACCAGCATTCTGTTGAATGTTCTGTAGAATTGGACGAACCTTTGCGCTTAGCCTTGCCAGCGTAGCTTCTCTATTGGGTTCAAACAAGATTGAATTAGCTGCTTGACGAACCGAGCGTCTAACATCAATTAATAGACGACGTACGTTAACTCGGTCAAGTGCAGAAGCTGCAGACTGTAGCGTTCTTTGTCCGAAGACCACTGGCCCGGAATTAGGATAAGTTGTAATTGGATTAATATCTGCTACATTAAGATCTTCCAAGTCCGACTTATTCAGTGAAGTTTGAAGAGCTATAGCGCTTGAAAGCGCGCCTCTTGTGAATCCTGCAGGTGCAAACCATGGGAATGCAACTCGATCATTTGCTGCGAAAGCCCCTAGAACTGCTGCAGAAGGAGGCACCACCACGGGTACTTGTTGCGGCTTCAATGTTCTTGTTTCAGAGTTAAGTGACTTTTGATTTACGTTCAGAGTAACATCTGGAAAGTATGCCGCGGCGAATGAAGAATCAAGCGCACGTGAAGTGAAAGAAGAAACTGTATTGCTTACACTGACCTTTTCCTTTTGGGCCGACGATGTAACGACTGTGTTTACGTTGTCTCTCTCTTCAATATCCATAATATAAAGAGCGTCAAATCGTTCCTCAACCTTTAAGATCGCCTGATTTGTAATTGTCTCTTGGCGAATACCCGGGATTGCTAGCAGCTGAATATCAACATCTGATTTATCAGCCATTACGTCTAAGGCAGCATAGTAAGCAGAAACTGTAGGGCCGTCGTTTTGCCCTCGAGAAGCGTCATCCATCTCTCCCTTGGCTGCAACTTCGTTCAAGTTGGCAGAATTTGAATCAAAAACATTGACACCGTCCCAACCCCCTTGAATCGGGAAAGAGAACTTAGATGCTTGCGAAACTTTCGCGTTTCCGTTGGTATCACTTACCTGCCAAGCTCGAGTTTTATCAGTTTCATTAGCAACAATATTGCCCTGTCTTACATATTTCCACTCTTTTAATCCAATGTCAGTAACGTCTGGATAGCTATTTGATCCAGTCTGAACTTGAATGTTCTCCAGAGAGAACCCATTGTTATTAAATCTATCAGAATCGAAAACAATGCCATCAGCATCTGATTGACCTGCATTTGATCCCGTCATTACGTTCATATAGCCGCTGTTCTCACCATAGAAGTTAGGGAAGAACTTGGTAAAGTTTAATATGGTTGGATCAGATTGGGTGTCTCCGTTTGGAGATGCTGCCTTGACTTTCCTTTGAAACTGGACGCCCCACATCAGATCAGCATTTGATTTTGCTGTTGCCGTACCTGATGCGATGAGCAGGTCCTGTCTAAATGGAGTTGGTAGTTCAACTGTCTGTTGAAGAAGATCTGATGATCCGAATTGCAGAGCCCCATCTTCAACCCTTGTTAACGGCTTGCTTCCGGAGGTGATCAAGTGATCGAGGCCGCGGAACCCTACGGGAAGCGCTGTAGAATTGATCTCGCCATTTTCTAGCGCAGATGCTAATTCAACCCTAATTCTTCTAGATTGATTTGCGTATTTTCCTTCTACGATAATCTTCTGGAATCCTGCTGCTTGATCAAAATCATAGCTTACTCTTCTATCTCCGATTATTCGACCGATATATCGATCAGAACTTGGATTCAAACTAAGGCCAGTATAAGATTCCAAAACATTTTGTTTAGAAGGTGGATCCTGGTCATAGAAGTCTCTAATTAAGAGAGAAAATGTTTCTTTATCACTTCTAATATCTGCAATAGAGATCTTAAATTTAGTATTAGCTCCGAGTGAATCAGATGCTTTAGACTTGATTACTCCGTCGCCTTGGGCATGAATTCTGAATAGATTCTTGGGAGAACCACCGAACTTCTGGGACACAATCCACGGGGATTTAGCGTGATCGAATCTATTCTGGAAGCCTTCGTAATTAGGCGTGTCTCCAGAAAGCCCATTTCTTGCTGTTGACCCTGTAGTAAGGAATACACACTCAGAAGACCCTACATAAAGGGCAGCGTCACGATTGACCATGTTTGGGCCAGCAGGTGTGAGTCCGGATCCTGTAACCACAGCGAACTGTGGGTAGACGTCATAGTGTGTATAAAGAAGGTGTCCTTTTTCTTGAATCTTTGATGGGTCTGTATTGAAAATAGTCGGGAAATAGTTTTTATCAGTAGGATCTAATGATGCTGTAATAATATTATTGGCTGTATTTTTAAGACCCTTGACAAGCATGGTAAACTTAGGTGAACCATTTTCAAAATTAACTGTTCCTGTCATAAATCCGACAGATGATTCTGTTGTAGAATCGGCCCCTGGTATATTATCTGCGACACCGTTAGACGAAGACAGTGTAAGAGATGTTCCTGAAGCAGCAAAGAGGACGCCCCTGAGTATTGGGTGTGCTCTAGGGTTGTCAAGAGATTGAATTCCTGCATCGGAGAAGATTGTAGAATTATAGTTTGTAGTATCTACGCCGGCGGGTTCGCCTGGAGCGCCGCCAGATTGCGACATGTAACAACCTAAGATATAAGCTCTTCCGAGAACACCGTTCTCATTGGCATAATCATTAGCTCCCAAGTAACCCGTCGATTGAGGAAGTTGATTTCCTACAACGAAACCTGCATTAGTTACTGTATCGTCAATGTTTCTTGATTTTCCATCACCTGCCCCAAGAACTCTAACATATGTCAAAGCATTTGCATTTTGGAGCCACTGTTCTGCGGCGACGGGGCCAAACAAGCTTTTCTCTTTGACTTTATCAGTCATGCCAAAGATATTTTCAAAATCTGCGTAATCAGAAATTGTGACGGGAACAAATGCAGGTCCCTCTAAAGCTGTTCCAATTACTCCAGCAGGTACCCCGTCGATTCCGCGAGGGGTAGGATTAGAAATGTCGATCTCTTGGGCGCGTACGCCAGGGATATTTTCAGCCATTCTCAAACTCCAATGTCATTCATATATATCTATTCTTCGAAACTCACACCAGCGTTGGTGACGATAAAGTCAAGAGAAACAAATTCGATTGCTCTGGTTGGAACAATTATAATCTTGCCGTTTAGTCTATTATCTTCGATATCAGCTGCTGAGTTATTTGTGTCATCCATGATTACGCGGAACTTCTCAATACCGCTTTGTGCCTGTACTGCAGCAAGAAGAGGAGAAACCTGTGAAATAAATTTCTTTCTTAGTGCAGGGGTGTTCTGCTCAAAGACAAAGTTATTTGCAACATTGACAATTTGACGCTTAACATCAAGAAGCATTCTTCTTACGTTGACTCTATCGAGTGCAGATCGAGCCTGCTGGAGTGTCTTCTGTCCGAAAATCACATATCCAGGGCTTCCACCTCGTAGGCGTGGGAATGTTGCAATAGGATTAATTCTAGCATCGTATAGTGTGTCTTTATCTGCTGCATTTAATCGAGATTTTGCAGAAACTACGTTATCTAAAGAGCCTCTATCAAATCCTGCAGGGGCAAACCAAGGATATTTAGTAGCATCAGTAAAACCGAGGGCGGCCATAGCAGCTACAGAAGATGGTACATCTACTATTTTATTATTGACTTCATCGGAAATTGATACGTCAGGGAAGTATGCTGCAGCTGAGTTATTGTCGACCGCTCTTCCTTCAAATATGTCTGCTGATTTTTTAACCTCAGCCCTTGCAGTAGAATCAGAATAAATTCTATTTCCGCTAGCATCGTAGCTAGGAATATCCATAACATAGAAGGACATTCCATATTCAGTGTTTTTATCTAGAACAAAATCTGTAACAAAAGGTTCTCGGACACCTGGGATTGCTAAAATATTAATATCAGTTTTGTAGGGATCCAGCATTGCAATAGTAGCTGCTCTATAAGAATTAATTCCATTGTTATCAATTCCGGAACCTGCAACATTTGAAGATAGGCCCGGAGAGGAGAAAGTAGCAGAAGCACCTTCATCAACTGATATTGACTTATCATTCATTTTGGAAGCATTGCGGTCGAGGATGTTAAGGCCATCGAATCCGCCGTAGAAAACATTGGTAAACTTAGCAAAATCGGTAAACTTATTAAATGTTACCGATGAAGTTTGCGCGGCTAGAGTTGCAAATGTAATTCTGTTAGGCCTTGTTCCATCAGTTGCAACGTAAGAAACATTATCAAGATTCGCATCTCTCAAATAAGCAGCATCCCTCATGTAGGGTGCTGCGGCGCCAGTAATTTCAGTGTCGGCGTAGAAACCTGTAGCTGAGCCGCCGGCTTGTGCTGAAAGTGCCACTCTTCCGAGAGTAAATTTGTTATTATTAAATGTATTCTGCCCAGACCCTGTAATCAAGTTATCCATCAGTTCAATTCCTGTGAACTTCAGCATATCTTGAAGACCTCTATTTATGCCTCCGTCGACATTAGATCGAAGAACAGAGCTGGCAAGGGCGCCATTTTCTGTTGGGTGGAGTGTAGAATCAGGGGCAAGAAGTGTAGTCTTTATACCCCAGTAAATCTGTGCATCTACTTTTTCAAGTGATCCAGGGTCGCCTGTGAAGGAAGGTGATTCAGAAACTGCACCATTTGTTACCTTGAAGACATACGGAACTGGAGGAAGAATAGATCCTGATATTTCCATAGATCCGGGGGTACCATCTTGGAATCCATTAGCATACATTCTTGAAAACCCAGTTGGGATATCAGTCAAAGCATCATTTGTCTTAAGAACGGGTAAGCCCTTAAATCCGAATGGAAGGCTAGATTTTGGTACGTCTCCGTTTACGAGAACGTCACTTAGCACCACTCTTACGAGATTGGACTTAGCAGGATATGATCCCACGGAGTAGATCTTTCTCTCATCTTCATCGGCAGCATCAAAATTAAATTTGAGTCGGCGGTCGCCGATCATTGCACCAATATAGGATTCAGAATCAGGATTCAGATTACAGTTAGGGAATTGCTCAAGTATCTCAGGTGACTTATCAGTATCATCATACTTGCGAATAAAAACTGTAAATGTGCCGTGAGGATCGAGAGGGTCTGTAGATCCTTTGATATTTGCGATTGAAACTTTAATCTTATCGTTAGAATATGCACCATCATCAAGAGACTCAAAGCGGAACAAATCAAACTCTTTGTTTCCGTATGGCTGTGAGATGAACATTGTTGTTCTGGGCGAAGTATAACGAGTATCAAATCGACCAAATGAATTTAAGAATGATTGACCTGCTGTATTATTAGTAGATATATTTGAAGATCCTGACAGCATTGCAACAGCTTTTCCGTTGTTAGTGACTGCTGCTAGAGAAGCCTCAACATCATAAGCCGCGTAAAGAAGATGTTGCTCCTCTTCGAACCTATCTGGATTTGTATTAAGTACATTTCTAATATAATCTCGAGACCTTGGATCTAGCGATGCAGTAAATACCTTGATGCCAGATTGTCCATCAGTTGAAGCGAAAGAATCTGTGGATGAGGAAATGAAAAGTTTGAACTTGTCTTTCATTGCCCCGCCTGTTCCAAGAGAGGCTGCATCACCAACAGGGTTTAGAGTGCTAAGTGAGCTAGCATATTCAGAGCCACTTAGAACACCTACTGCGGAAGTATTAGTAGTAAAGATGACTGCTCTTACTAGATTGACGAAGCCGGCTGCTCCGCCATTTGGGAAAGAATCGTTATCAGTAAAGCATCTAGGCGAATAAACCTCAGATGCAGAAACGTAGTGCCGAGCAGCAAGTATCTGCGTTGAACCTTTTACTTGACGAGGATCTGTTGTGACGGGCGCAAGTTTAAATCCTGCGTTTTTCACAGATCCCTGGGTTCCGGTTGTTGAGATATCAGAAGTAGATGAGTTAGACCCACCCCCTAAAACTCGAACATAAGTTACTGCATCTCTTTTTCTTAGAAATTCATTGACAGCATACGGTCCAAACATGTTTGAATCTAGGGATCCAAACTTTGTATTAAAGTCAGGCATACCACCCACGGTAACGGGTACGAATGCTGGACCTCTTTGTGCTGTTCCAATTATTCCGGCAGGAGTACCAAGAGGTGTTTGAACACGCTGTGTCAAATCTACTTCTTGTTCGAATACTCCTGGAGATCTAAAAGTCTTTTCTGCCATGTGATTAATCTCCGGTAGCGATCACTGTAGTATCATAATAATTATAAGGGGGCAATGTAAATATCCTTAGATCTCGCCAATCTTATCGATTATTCTGGCGCTAACTACTGTTTCGCCCTGGCGTTGATTCCTTGTCAGGACTTTCAGATATTCAATTTCACCTTTCCCAGAAAAGGGATTTTGTATCTTATTCACAGCTTTCAAATATGTTAAACGCGGGTCTTCCACTGAATCGCCTGCAGTATTGATCTGTTCCGCATCAGATAAAATAAACTTATCTAGGTTTCCTGACGGATCGGGCAGCCCTGTAGGATGCTGGACGATCGGGGCGTTTGCTGTGTAAATATCGAAAGAAATATTAGGAGCAGAGACATACCTTCTTATGGGCGTCATCTGTCCTGGATTTTCCGTTGCAACAATATAGGCTGGAACAGTCATGTTAAATGTGTATCTTACAATTCTCTCTTCTTGAGAAAAATCATCGAAATTGTCGGCGTTTGTAACATTATTTGCTGGATATGCTACAAACCAGTATCCTTTATCTGTCTCAATTCTAAATTGATTTCTGTTGCCTGTGTATGAACTAACAAACTTCTCTATAAGTTGATTCATATGTGACATATATTGAGTCCAGAACGTAACCTCGTAGCTCACAGATATAAAATGAGGAAAAGGTATCGTCAGGATTTCAAAAATATTGTCACCTAAATTAGGGGCGAGGAGCTTTCCTGTCTGCACATTTACTGTCTCTTGTGAGCGTGGGCGCCTTGAGTTAACTGTTCCAGCATTTGCAGATTTTGGGTCAGTACTATTGAGATTATGAGAAGAATCAGCAACATTATCTTGATTTTTTAAAGAAGCTTTATTTACTAGGTTTTGATATGTGGGATCTTTCTCACTCAATCTTCTCTTAATTACAAGATCACCAACATCTGCCAATCTTTCTGTTGCTGGTGCTTGGTCTATTCCTGTCCTTCTAATAGAGATCACAGGGAGGATCAATGCGCCAGCCGCATCTCGAATTGGTTTGCGCCTCTTTACAATTGCAAATCTTTCACCCGTAGCAAAAACAACAGGAACTGTAAGCGTCTTACTTTTGTTCTCAACATTAAAGTTAAGCTGCTGATCAAAAAGATCGAAAAAAGCTTTATCGATATCTTCTAGTCCGCACGGAGGAAGATTGAAATCTGCAGGAATATTCGTCCCATCGAATCCTGACGGGATGAATTCATTTGCTCCGGCGGGTTTTTTTAGGCTATCTCTAGTAGACATTTTCTAATCTCACTCGTCGTAAAATGATGAGCCCGCTCCAGTTGGATCACCTTTTGGCGATACTTGCTGTGGGCCAGCTAGGGGTTTATCAAGGACACCTTTTTCTTGCAAAGCTCGGATATCTCCTGTTACACCCTCTTCATTATCTTTGAATCCTCGCTGTTGAACAAATGTTTCTTGAACAGCATCTTCGTCGCTAAACTTCTCATCTGTAGGTCCAATAACATGAGTAACGAACTGTTCCTTGCGTGCCTGACGACCGACTAATCTAAATCCTTCGCCGTATTCAATCTGGCCAAATAAATTCTTCATTGTTGTTGCTGACGTGATCTCAAAGAAAACGTCGCCGTAAGAGAAGAAATCGCCGACGTCGATAGTGATGCCCTTGTCAATAAGATCTCTTTTCTGTATATACGCTTCAATATTTGCCATCTCATCGATGCCGAATTTTCCTGTTTTGTATGTCGGCTCTTTATAGTTTACAAGACAGTTTATTTCTACGGGATTTTCAAAAACTTTTTCTGGGGCTTCGTCATAAAGTTCATTAATCCTTGTTTTAGCCAAAGAAATGGAGTAGTAATAGATCTTTTGACCTATGACGTCTTTGATGAGCTCCTTAGTCAAATCATTGACTAGATCGATCTCTCTGGGTGTAATAAAAAGCCTAGCCAATTTTTACGCCATTGTAATAGCTTTACCGTTAGGAATCGGTATAGTCTTAAGATGTTTTTGTATGTTCTCTGCTTTTGTAGCATTCATTTCAATGATCTTATCATATGTTAGTGACTCCAACATCTCTCTAAGCTTTCCTTCGAGATCTTTTTTGTCCTCTCTTCCCTGCGTTACAAGGTTGCTTCCATTGAGAGTTAAGTTACTATTTGGGATCGGAACAGATGTGAACTTAGATCTGACTAAACCTAGTAGCTCAGTCGACAGAGCAAGAGCATATTGGCGGACCCATTGGCGACCTATGCTATTTACTCTTGAATATTCAAGATCTCCAAAAGGAATATTAGATAAGTTTGATACACCAATAATAGTGCCATCTTTAAATGGCGGATTAAGCGGATCAGGTGAGAATCCTACTCTTACCCATAATTTTCTATTTGTTTGGTCACCAGTTGGCATTGGGAAAATTCTAATTTTTGTTCCAATCACCTTGTAGTAATAATTAGATCTTCGAACTCTATGCGAAACATTCATTTGACCCGCCCTGAGGATATCCTCAAAGACTGGAAGAACATAGAAGATAGTCTCAGGAGTGAAAGACTCAAACGAGAATTCATTATTCAAATAGTTAATCGCTGACGATGTATCAAAGAATCGGTACGCTGCCTGAGGATTGAAGTGGAATACTTCTTGAATTTTCATTCTTGTATTATTTGTATTGAGAGACGAAGAAAATAGAAGATTTCCGTTCTCTTCCTTTAATTCATCGTAAAGATCATAATCTTGGATGCCGGCGACAAGCTGGATAGATCCTGATATTGAATTATAGCTGCCTCCGATGGAAGCCTCGAAAGCGTAAGGCTCTGCTTGTCGAACTAAGAATTCTAGGGTGTCTCTTGGATATTTTTGCTCGGATCCAGACATTGAGCCTGTAGGTGTCCCCAAGAATGAAGATAGTTGGGATCTAGCTTGATACTCATTGACGACCTGGCCATACTGGAAAAATGATTCCTCGAAGCAGGCCCAGACCTGTTTTTTGGTAAGCTCAACAGACAATATGTCATCACCGAGCTTTCTTTTAACAAAAGTGACCATGTTGTCAGCTTCTGTTTGAAAGACTGTATCAG